CCTTTGTGCTTGCCGCTTTCCGCTAGATTTATCTGCGCCTCTAAGTCAGCCAGCTTACCAAAAGCTGGTAGCACTGAATGCACATCTTTTCCCGCCTTTATAGCAGACGAAATACTACTACTAATTTTTGTAACCGCCCCCGCAAGGGCAAGGACTTCGACGATAGCCAATACACCACTCCAATACAGTTAGTTATTTTGAGGATGATGTTTAGCTTAAAGGTGCCTTTAACTTATATTCTTATACACACGCTGTCGTCCTAGAGTTTCATTTGCTCTCTAAGATACGCCTCATAATACTTCGCAAACTCTTTCAGTCTAAGAAAGCACACGCTGTCCTCAGTTGCTTCACGATTGCGGCGAGTAATTACCAATGGAGTTTGATCTGTCTTGCGATGGGCTGAGTTGCGTTCAGCTTGCGCAAGCGCGTCACGCCAAGGTAGCTTCTCTACTCGCTTGGCCTCAACAAATATTCCTGGCGTTCCGAGAAGGTCTGCACCACCCGCTGCCATGTTTACTGAACCACCACCAGATAGAGGTGCGCGTTCACACCGTTCTTCTTTGTAGACGTTTGTGTTTAGCCAGTGAGCAAGCTCGCGTTCATAACCATCGCCTTTTCGTTTTTGTCTCGACATAATTTAAGCTCTCTCAATTTGGGTAAGGTGATCGTCGATGTGCGCGAGTGACTGAAATGCCTGTTCTGGTCACGCTCTCTGTCGTGACAGGCGGTGCATTTGTACTGAGCTTTAGGCCGCTGTTTCGTGCAGCCGCAAATGATGCAGGGACGTTTCCATTTCTTAGGTGATTGTCTGCGCTGGTACTTGGCACCGTAGATAACTTCTAGATCAAGACGCATTAGCGCACGGCGAACAGTCTCGACGCAGCACCCGATGTGTTGAGCAAGTTCTTTATGAGTGTAAAGTTTATGGTTAAGTTTTAAATACTGCTCAACTTCGGGAGTGATGGGGGAACGTGATGACATACCCAACTCCAAAAGAACTTTGTAACGGATATAACACTACACAACTTTTTTGACAACCAGTATTGACTTTTTAGCGAACAGGTGTAAACTCGCTGACGAGTTGTCGGAGATAACGAGCGGCTCTTTAGGAGCCGCGCAGTTCGATAACGAAGGAACGCGAGTTTAACTTCCTACCCATCAATTTTTTTGCAGATTAGCTATTTTATTTGGGACGTTATTGGAAGTTAATGGACGAACCCAATCTTCAATTACACTACTATGTATGTTTAATTTTCTGGCAATGTCATCATTAGACAGGGGTGGAACAACCGTGCCGCTGCTATCCCGATGTGGGCGACACCATACAAGAGCCTTCTGTTTCGAGGTTGTTGTTGACACGCATCTGAATGTGTCCCGATCATAGTCGGTGGCATAAGCAACGTAGCTCAAGTCTTCTAAACTTTCGTCTGCCTCACGGTTCTTAACAAAGCGAACTTCAAGCTTGACTGCCATGTGTTCACCTTTCTTGAGTGCCGCAGGGTGGTAGAGCTTATGAAGCATGGGACTTTCTATGTCACCCGCGTACAGCCCAGCCTTGGTTCGAGCCATGTCCTGATCGTCAAAAATTTGTGTGACCTTGATACCGAACTCTAAATTGGTGAGGGCGTTGGTTGAGCCAGCGTATGACCCACTTGCCCCTTCACCTTGTGGCTTGTTGGCATGGTGTACTAGCACCACCGATATGCCAGAGTTGCGCAGCGCAAGGATCAACTGGTTAATCCCTGACCACTCCTTGCCTTCATTCTCTTGCATCCCGACAAACGCGGTACGAACTGTGTCAATGCAAACGATGTTAGGGCGAGTGGCGTTGATCCAAGACTGTAAGCTTGCAACCCCCTCGTCTGTCTTGAGGTTCATATCGCCGTGTTGGAAACCAGCGAACATCATAAACCTGTCACCCGCATCGCCATAGGTTGCCTTGGCTTGCTTCAGGAAACGCAAGATGTTTCGCTTGCCGTTCTCAAGATCAAGATAAAGAACGCGAGGTTTGTCAGACAGAATGAATGGGCCATAGTTCATCTTGCCGACACACGCTGCATACAACATGTTGCGCGTGAACATCGACTTACCATGCCCAGAGTACCCAAAGATCATAGTCAATGACGCATCATTAGATGGGATGATGGGATCAACAAAGAAGCGTTGCTCACCAATAGTTTGAGCGAGTACATCAATGCTTGACGTTGTGATCGGGTCAAACCTAATTGGTTCGGGCTTCGGCTTGGGGTCGAAGTGTTCCTCTACTTTTTCCTTGCGCAGCAACCCCTTGATGGTCTCAAGTATTTTCTTGTCATCGAAGGGGTCATCCATAAATTGTTCACAGAACTCAAGGGTTCTGTCATAGACGGTTTGATGATCTAGGCTCAGAGATATTAAATGTCCGACCCAACTGACGATACGATTGTGACAGCTATCGCCAGCTTGTAGCTTACGGCCCTCTCTTTCGACAAAAAACTCTGCCTCTTCCCATGCGTTTAATTTAGATTTAATTAAGTCCAGGTTGATCTGATCGTATGGCGTGGGCGTAAAAGGAATGACGTTATCCGCAGAGCCAACCCTTGGTCCGTTGTACTTAGGAAGATCGTAGGGATCGCACCCAACTTGTAAGGCAAGTGATTTGTTTGCTGACGGTGGGGCGACTACATAAGCACCTTCGGCTTGGAGGTCAGTCTTATCTTTGACCTTGCCCTTCTGTATCTTATCGTCCGATGAAAAGTAGAAGTGATAACCCTTGGAAGTCTTGACTTGGTACGGCGTTCTATCCCAACCCATAGTCTTCGCATGGTCAGTAGCTTGTTGATCATCCGTATCAAGAACGACTAGGTTGCTAACTGATCCGCACACCACTGCTATGTCGTGATCGGTTCCATCGAACCACTTATAAATCTCGTCTTCGGTGGGGAGCCTATACTGAAATTCTTTCCAACTAAACGGTGGAACCTTCGTTCCATTTTTAATCGGTATGACTGACCAGCCGCGATCTAAGTATTCAAGTGCTGCATCCAAGGTTGTCTGTGTCATGCGCGTCCTCATGTTCAAAATAACAGTTAATATCCAACAAAGGGTTGGCTTCTTTAATCAGTGAAAGGTGATGTGAACTGATGAAAGATCGGCGCACCCAACCGTAGGGAACCGTGCGACCAATGCCAACTTGCTTGGCAACGGCGGTGGCTCCCCCGAGATCGTCAACTAATCGTTGAATATTGAAGTGCATATTTTCTCTCTTGCTCAGGTGTAACGGTTGTGTTACTAACACGTCAGACACAACTTACGCAATGGTTAATCTTTATGCCCGATGAAATGATTTTTGGTGACATTACCTTACCAACTTCAACCCGCGATGAACGTCTTGCCGAATACTGTGAGCAATACAGAACCGCAGCTAACGAGCTAGATCAGGTCAAGGAAAAACTTGACTACCTAAAGCATCAAATACTTTCCGAACTACCAGAAGAGTATGGCGAGGTTGAAATCCCCTTCGCAGATAGTGGTCGCCTCAAGATTAATACCCCAGAGAAATTTGATTGGGACAAGGCTGTGCTTGCAAAGCTGTTCGATGAACAACCCTTGCCCGAATGTGTTTCCCAAAACTTTACCGTTAACAAACGTCTTTATGATGTCGCAGACGAATTGGTGAAGGATAAACTTCGTGAAGCTCTCACGATTAAACGCGGCACAGTCACAGTGAAGGTTCTCAAAACATGAAAATTAAACTTTTTAAGACGAGCGATGTTACTGCGCTCAACCTTAACATCCTTCTATACGGTCACGGTGGGGCTGGAAAAACCACCGCAATAGGCAAGTTTGCTGACACGTTTGGCAAAGGTCTGATCATATCAGGCGAAGGGGGGCTTACCTCAATCAGTGACAAGGATATAGACTTCTTGCCATTCTATTCCTTTGATCACCCTGTAGATAAGGACCAATACCCTAACGGGTATTCCTTCAAAGAGATAATGAGCTTCATTCGCAGCCCAGAATTTCGAGAGGCTGGCTACAAGTGGTTGGCGGTAGATAGTATAACTGAGTTGTCCCGCCGTGCTTTTAATGAGGCAAACGCCGAAAACCCTGACAAGAACAACAACTTCAAACCTTACCAGATTTACAGCCAGAAAATTGATCCACTGATCGGTGATCTGCGCGACTTGCCAATCCATACAATCGTCACTGCACTCGCCGCCGAAGAACAAGACGACAATGGTAAGACCCATTTCTGGCCCATGCTCCACCAGAAGTCTAAGCAAAAGAAATACATCGGTGACTTCGATCTTGTGTGTGCGTTGGTTACGAAGACCGAAACACAGAAGGTGCAAGGCGGCAAGGATAAGATGGCCCTGCGCAGATACATGCTGTGCGATCAGGTGCATGGATGGCACGGAAAAAACCGCGACCCGCATGGGCGCATTCGCCCCGTCGAGGAAGGCACAGATGTGCCTGAGTTGGTCAATCGCATGATGATGACCAAAGAACAATTTGAAAAAACCAAACGTGTAGGAGTAGCACAATGAGCGCGTATTTAAATGTCGATCTGTCGAAAGTTAAAACCAGTGAACGACCATCGGGTAGCAGCCTACTTGATCGTGGCACACATGAAGTAATGATTGAGAGTGCGGCAATCAAGAAAACATCAAAGGGTGGTGATCAAATCGAGATCAACTACAAGAATGACAATGGTTCGCGGAAGCACTGGATCATGGTCAACAACCCTACGTCCGAACAAAACACAATGTACGGCCTTCAAGAACTTAAAGGTGTCTTGGATGTTTTAGGGTGGACAGGATCGAACCCGCCAGAGGTTGGTTGGTTTGCTGGCAAGGCTTGCGAGATTGAAATCTGGCCTGACAAGAACACAGGCAACTTGAGGGTAGGTCGGGTTAATAAATCTAAGATTGCATCGCTAGACGCTGGCGCATCAGACTTTAATCAAGCCCCTGTGTCAGAAGACCTAGATGATGAAATTCCCTTTTAATGTCTCACCCATCTGATCCCCAAGCCCTTGCGGTTGTCGAAGCTATAGATGCTGGCTTTCACAAACAGGCAGAAGAACGCAATGAAACTTCGCGGTGCTACATAGGTGCCTCGTCTGGACACGACTGCGTTGCTAGATTGCAGTTATCCTTGCGAGGGTTTCCTAATGATATGGTGCCGCCGCAGTTAATGCGTATTTTCCGCGAGGGGCATAGGCTTGAGGATCAGGTTGTTCGTGACCTTCAACGCATGGCAGACCTACGGGTGTATCCAAACGATGGGGTGACGGGAAGACAGCATGAACGCTCATGGTTGGGCGGTCATGTGGTCTGTCATAGTGACGGGCTGGTAGATTTTGAGGATGGGTCTGAACAACTCATTCTCGAAATCAAATCTATGAACGCGGCCAACTACAACAAATTTGTGACGTATGGTGTGAAAGCTTCACACAAAAAATACTACTCACAGATGATGATGATGATGGCAATGTTTGGAATTGAGCGCAGCTTTTTTATTTCCTACTGTAAAGATAACTCTAAATATCACGCTGAAATCGTCCACTTCGACCAATTAGAATGGGACGAAATCTATAGTAATATTCAAGCTGCGCTTGATGGACATGCTTGGCGAGTGAGTTCTTACCCCGAAGATTGGCGGTGTAAGATGTGCTTCAAAAGAACGGCGTGTTGGGAAAATCCCCCTCTCTCGCCAGCATGTCAATTCTGCAAACACTCTCGCCCTGACGATCAGGGTGGGTTCACATGCAAGCTTACCAATAAGCAAGAGGCAGAGGCGTGTGATAAATACGAACAATTCACAATGGCGGCAAAGTAATGGTTACAACAGATATAAATTGGGACTTGATCACCCATACTCGCAAAGACATCATCGAAAAAAAGGCAGAGATAGAAAGTATTTCTGACCGCATTGTTCAGCTTGAAAAAGAGGGTGAGGTTAAGAACTTCGATGACCTTCACAAAGCACGAATGAAGCTCAAGCATACCAAGGAAACTCTGGTCGATATACAAAAGGTTGCTACAGAGCATGATGTGCTGTTGACCAAGGCTGGTCTGACAATGGGATTGCCATATGCTTGACCGTGACGCCATAATTGATAGCGCGAAAGAAACTATCAACGGTGCTAGATCGGTTGATTACGGTGACGCCCTTTGGAACCATAACAATATAGCTATCGGGTGGACAGTCATCGCCCGTGAAGCATTAGAAAAGCATGGTGAGATAACCGCTGCACACGCTGCGATTATGATGGATTGGGTCAAGACATGCCGCCTTCTCAATTCTATTGATCACGAAGATTCTTACCGTGATAAAATCGGCTACTCAGCATTAGCATATGAAATGGAAAAAAGGGGTAGATCACCCCGAACATAACCGTACCATTGAATAGTTCACTATTTTTCTCCCAACTAAGCCCCGCTCTCGCGGGGCTTTTTTTGAATGTTGAGTGCTATCTTTTTGTCCCTTGTTATCACCATGAGTTGACCGCGATAGTAAACATAATATCTACCATC